GAGATGTGGTGTGACTATCTGCGACTGGTATACTATCTACAAACGTCCTGAAGTGTATCCAGTCTCGCTCAAATTTACTCCAAGTGTCTGTGGGTGTTAAAGTGTCTAGCATACTTCTAAAATGAATCCAGTCTCGCTGGGTGATCGTTGTCGCATCAGACATACCTAATGATTCATTAATTGGTACATTATATTTCCATGTGCGCTGGGATGTTGACGCTGTGTCGCTAACACCTAATGAGTCAGTAAGCGTCACATTGAAAAAGTTCCTCCATATCGATTCAGTCTTACTCCAGCTATCAGATAATGACAAACTATCAGACAGCACTACATCAATATATCTTCGCCATATTGATTCTGTTTTTGTCCAGCTATCCGCTAGGCTCATACTATCTGTAAGTTGAACGTCAAATATTGAGTTGCGCGTGAATGTATCGCTAAAGGATATGGAATCCGTAATTGCTACGTTGTGAAATGTTCTCCATATATTCTCTGTCTTTGTCCAACTATCGGCAAAAGAGAGTGAGTCGCTAAGGGTCACACTTAGTGTAGCTACCGTTATGCTAATAGAGCTGTTACTTCTATCTTTAAAAGTGCTGTTATTATATACTCTAACCCACAAATAAATGGTTGTGCCCGACAGACTTGTTGGAACGTCCCACGAGTAAGATGTCCCACTTTGATTAGTCGAAATAGGATTGCTCGTACTAAATGTTGTAGATGTGGTGTAGTATAAATCTACATTTCCAGTGTAGTCTGTTTTACTCCAAGTAAGATTGATACTAGCATTATGTGCAAATGAACCACTATTTGGGGATGTTAAGACAACAACTGGTTCAGGCTGTATACTAAAGGTGTTTGAGTCAGCAGTTGCTGTATACGCCATTAAGCACCACCACTATCATCATAATTACCAGTAATTGTTACAAAATAGTCCGTTCCAGTATCTAATGATGTTGGGGGTGTGTATGTGTAAGTCTGATTAGAGCTATTATTATGGGCTAGGCTCGTTACAATAGTGTCCTCTAACCCTGATGAGCTATACAAATAAATGTTGAAATAATTCCAAGTCACTCCAATTAACGACTTGGAAAAGGTTATGGTTTGTGAATTACCCTTATACCAAGTAGTGCCCGTTGTAGGACTTGTTATTGTGATAGTGCCATGAGACATCCATTATCCCACCGTGATAGTCCATGTAACGTCAATAATATCATTATCTACAGGCTGTATTCTGTTTGATCCTGTCAAGACTGCTGAGGCAAATTTATCCTGAAATGCACCGACTCCACCACCCTGAGCAACTGAATAATTTATACCAAGATAAAAGTCTGTAACGTAGTTTGAGCCAGTAACGTCGCCCTCAGCCCCAGCGCCCCAAGTTCTACGAGCACTCCACCTAGACTGGTTGGCGGTAGGTTGATCAGTCGAAACTAAGTTTTGATGAAACAATGCGTCAGTAGACTGCTCTTGCTCATTAAATTGCGTGTAGCTTGCTGTAGCAGAAGGAGAAGTAGCAAAAATACCATTCCTACCATTCTGCCCAGTACCAGCACTTGTCCCTCCCACATCACTGTCAGTGAAGTTTTGTGTCAGCAATATACCAGCATTACCGCTACTTGATGTCATGTGATTGACCAATAAATATTTTAAATCTCCCGACCCCCACTCAATAGTGTTGTTAATCGTAACCTCTTTAACAATACCTACGCTGGGTCTAATGAGTTTTAGCTGAAATAATCCTTTTATCATGTTACCGTTACCCTCCATACCACATCCAATTGATCCCCATCTGTTAGTGCAATATCACTCCAGTTTGAGCCCGTTGCGTAAAGTATGTTAAATGCCCCAGTCTGACTATTACCATCTGCGCCCAAATAGATATCCGTAACGGTGTAACTCTGCGTTACACGTATTGTGCCTCTCCATTCAACATAATATCCCGTACTACCATCTGATGTAATTGTAGTTTCAACGCTTGATGCCATTCCATAATAACCACTTAATCCGCTTAAACTCATACTGATGCCAGCCGTTCCAGCACCAATTCCAGTCAGCGTACTGCTGTTGCTACCCTGACCACTACCATCGTTACTATGGAAGTTTGAACCAATAGCATAGCGTGTATCTGCTGAGTTTAGAGCATCTGCTATTTTGTCTTTTATTGATGAATTAATTGCGTTATTTTGTTCGTGTTTTTCTATTGAGCCATCAGCTCTAGTTACTGTCGCTTTCCAATATCCTGAAACACCAATTTGATCTATCATCATAATCTAGCTTTCATTGTGTGTTGTATAAATTTTTAAATCTGCGTCAATACCCAGTAAATCAACTGACTTCGCAGACGCAAATGTCAATTTGTTCCACGATTCCACACCATTAGTGATTTTATCATAATCAAGAGCATATAGTGCAGTGCCGTTACTTCCGAACCTAAATAATACTCTATTTTTCAACGGATCATACACACCAATAGTTTGGTCTTTATTAGACGTGCCTGTATATATATCTTTTATATTATTGGCTACTGGAACACTAGACATACCTGCGCTTGTCATATAAATATTATCATTGCTGGCAAAAAATATGTATTGACCAGCCTCAACTATACTATTAGTCGCTACACACCCAATATTAACGTCGCTTTCTCGCAAATTATAATTAGATGGGTTTGCATTAGGCGCATATAACTGATATACCCCCTTCTCCATAAACACCATTAAATTGTCATTTACACTACGCATCGATATAATCTTACCGCCCTGACTGTCTTTAATCTGTATAAAATTAGACACTGGCAATATATCAGGCTGATTAATGCTACTGAAAATTATGAAGTCATCATGTCTTTCGTCTTCACCATCAGGATCAAGACTTACGTCTCCCGCGAAAAACCTACCATTGACAAAAGCTCCGTGCGTATAGTTGACTTTATTTTTTGTTGTTGCAAGTGGGTGCACCCTATCATTTGTACTGCTCACATCTTTAATATGTATTTTATATTTATTTCCAGTAAGGCTTTCATAATAATAACCATTCGTAAGTGCACCTATTGTTTGATTTGCACCTATCGTGGTTGATTCTGCGTTTAACTGTATGACTCGTCCAATACTGTCTAACACTGCTATATACTGAGAACCGATAGTTTGAATCCAGTTGGTTTTTTCGCCGACTGCCCAATCCCAATTATTACTGGTTCTTCCGTCATAGACTACATCTCTACCATAATAACCATGCTGGAGTGTGTAGTCTTGCGATTGTGTTGCGCCCTGATTGTCTCTCCAATATGCTCTTATTGTGACCGTAGTGTCCCAGTTAGAAACTCCTGCACCAAAAGTGCCTGAGCTCATTGTGAATAAGTTATCCGAATATGTGCCACTAGTTGATCCAGTATCATTAATTAAATAATAATTAGTATTCGCAATGCGTATAGCTACTTGTGCGTCATCACCTTGAGTGTCAGCATGGCTATATGCAGTTGATGCGATATCATTTAAACCGCCCTCGTGGAAATATACTACGTTACCGATATTGGCATTACTGTGTCCGCTTTCAGTGTCTGTTGAAGACGACTTAGTTGCGAGGTTAATTTTTTTGATTAAACGATAGACTGGTGCTACATTGTCAGTTTGTGCGTAATGCCTGTAAAGATTGAGACCCGTGATGCGTGGATTATAATCGTCAGTGTCAACAGTAAGGCTTAAATGTACAGCATCATCATCCCCACTTACTGAGACCTTAAAAAATTGATCCTCTAACTGTGCCTCCTGTACGCCATCAAAAACTGGCGTAGCTTTATAGTAATACGTTCCTCCAGCTAATATACCTTTCTCTGTGCCCTCTTTTGTTAGCGTCCAAGTCGTAGGGTAGGTAGGGCTTGCTGTATCATATTTTAATGCATCATAGCTGTAGGCAGAAAAAAAGAATGTTCTATCGATATATTGTAAAAAACCAGCGTCCTGATCTTTCCCATTTGCAAAGCGTAAACCGTTTGCTAATGGTATAATCTGTATGTCGCTCGGTTGTGTGCCACTAAATGTTTTCAGAACAGACTTTGACGTGAAATCTTTATTAAACTTTACAATTTGTTTGCTTTGTGACTCATAGCCTATCCAGTTTGCACCACCAGTAAGATTGTCGTCAACCCAATAAAATAATTGCGTTAAGTGAGTTCCGTTTAATGTGCCCTTAGATTCTAAGCCTTTTCTTTTTTTTAATTTCCCCAATACATCTACATCAAAGTTCTCAGTTAAAGTAGAGGCATTAAGGGGAATATCTTCAGCGTCTACATTAGTTACCAAACCACCGTCAAATATTGGTATTTCGACTATCATAACAGAACATCTTTTATCTGCCCAGCTCCATACTCTTGACGGCTCTGAAATTGTCCTTTAACTATATCCCTGTTGCGAGTATATCTAGCCATATGTCTATCAGAAATATCATATCGCCCCTCATCTTCAAAAAGCATGGCTTTTATATAATCAATTAACATAGGGTGGTAGGCTTGAAGTATAGACGGTTTATCACCAGCAGTTGAATGACTATATGTTAATCCTGCCGTTGTTGCACGTGCACCCAAGCCAATGGTATCCCAGTTGTCTAATAAATTTTCCCAACTAGACTGCTCCTGAAGATTCATTGCTTGTTCGGCGTCTAGCTGAACAATTTCTTCACTCGCCTGAAAAGTACCTGACTTGTCAGACAAAATAAGTGTACCAGTTTTATTGTCGTTAATATCTTCAGCTACTGTAGCCGTGGCATTGGATGTCCTTCCCTGTATTTCCTTACCTACAACCCAGTAGCCTGACTTTAAATTGGTGTAATTAAGTTTCACATATGCAGTGGCGCTATCATCTAGATTGTTAACAGTAGCTACATAATCAAATAGTAGCCTTCCAACTGTAGAAGGTGATGGGTATAAAAAAAGACTGTTCCCTTTTATTTCATAATATTCGGGTGTACCTGTGCGGAAAGTCCCATCTGAATTGCGTCGTGAATACAGTTTATGTTCAGGATAGAGTCGCATAACTCTATTACGAAATTCAACGTGACTAGCTAATTCAATGAAATCATCAGGTAATTCGATTTCTCTGTCATCTTTATCGATATAAACGCCACGGGATCTTTCATACGACTTTGTATGATAGGCAAAATCTTGTTGAGCCTCTTCCCCAT